GGCGCATCCATTCGTCGATACGTGCCTTGATGCCGTTCGGGACATAGTATTTGCCGTTGCCGTAGCTTGACATCTTTAAGTTATCCTTTCCTGCGGCTGCGATTTGAATCCAGCTTTTAAGAATCTTTTCGGGTAACTCGCCACTCCATAATGCCGACGGCACACCTTGGTCGATAATGTTAAGAAACAATGAATTCAACCACGAGGATTTACCGCTTGCGTTGCCGCCAGACAACAACGTTACTTCACCGTAGTTCAATTGAACGATATTACGGTCAAGTTCCACATATCCCGTCTTTACGCCCTCGATGCTTGCAAGGTCGATACTTTGAATATCTGGCATCGTAAGCCACTTTTTACCCAATTCTGGTAATTCCTCTTTTATTTGGAACTTTGGCTTTTGTGGCATGTATATTCTTGGTACGTACGCTTGCGGTTGATACATCTGTTTGTTGTACGCGTCGGGTTCGTATGCCAAGCGAAAATCCTTCCATTGCTTATCCTTGCAATGAAAATGAGCGCACGTATATGTGATTTTCCCTTCCGCGTCTTGGAATAGAGCAGACGAATAAGGATTGTTTGATGAATGAGTGTCTTTCCAAGGACATTCTTTCACCTCGTACTTGGTAGAACCACCATCATACTTTTTACGATATTCTATGCCATGCGACACCAACCAACTTTCCAAATCAAATCGTTCACCTACACGTATCGTTTTTGCCGTCGGCTTAGGCTCTTCTTTCTTTGGTAGTAAATCTGCAAGTTCCTTGAATTTCTCTATCGGCGTGAGATTTAACTCCTTTGGAACGTATATGATTTCCGACATGCGCCAAGGTCTATCTTGTAAGTTCGCACCTTTCTTTGCCGTTGTGCCATATAGCTTACAAAGACGCGCCAAATTAAACACCTTTGTATCAATATCAACCTTATCATCGGAAAATTGGCTACCAAGATATTCGTAGAAACGCTTTATTGTTTCCGTCGTTTCTTCGTCATTCGGCAAATCAACTTTGTACGTCAAATGTATTCCATTTCCGCTTTTACAAATAATAGGCTCACTAAATCCTTTGTCACGTAGAAATTTGAAAACGTCTTGAGCTTTCTTGTGTGCGAGTTCAAATTCTTCGTTGCTTGCGTTTGTTCCAGACTTTCTTACTGGGTCGAAATCCACGAAAACAAAACAACGTCGTGTTATATCGTTATCGTTTGTGGTTATCTTAGGTGACTTGACAATCTTACCGCTTTGTTGGCGACCAAAACAAGCACTATCTATCTTGTTAAGCACGAAATACATCTGCTCGTCATCCATATCGGCATACGGCTTGATTGCTTGTATAAGACTATCCACGTTGTCGAAATAGCCACTATATTGAAAACGACCAAGAATGCGCACCTCTGTAAAACCATTGTCCTTTACGAAAATATTCCACCACCTACGTATTGTTTCTTCGTTAATCATATTGTCTATTCCTTATATTTGTTACATTGTCCTTTTCCATTGTCTTTCCTTTGACGACCAAATGATTGTGCCGCGTCCGTTATTCAAGACTATCGTAGCACCGTCGGGACGGTTATCCTCCGTGTAGCCGTCTGCAATCCCGAACCCGTCGCTATAATAGCCGATATACAAGTAGGCTTTCAACGTGTCGTCCCACGTAATAGAGAAATTACCACTAGGCATGTACACGCTACTTGCGCTTTCGCCCTTTCCTAGCTTGGTTGGGTCATAGACAACGTTATTTTTAGAAACTACAACGGATAGGAATGTTTTATCACGTAGGTAACGTTCAAAGTCCTGTTGGTATTGCAATTCTCGTGTCTTTGTGTATATCTTTATATGTTGCAAAACGCTATCTTTTTCACTTTGCGTTAACTTGTCCCAGTATGGCTTTGATTTACCTTTTTTCCCCTTTCTACGATAAGCAATCCAACAACTTTCAAACAATTCGTCTGAACTTTTAGAAATAGATTTATCTATTTCATTTTTTTCTTTAGTATTATCTATTATAATATTAGGTACAATTTTTGCACTACCCTCGTCATCTTTTTGCATGGGTGGTGCAAAAACTTGACTACCTACCTTGTACGCACAAAACTTGACTCCGTTAACCGTATAATCTCTCTTTTCCAACAAACCACAATCCACTAATTCTTTCAAGATTGATATGACTGTGTTTCTTGACGTATTTGTCCATTCGCTAATATAGCTAATACTGCCGCAAAATTCCTGTTCACCGTCACGGCAAAAACCATGAATCAATGAAAAGATAATTAGTTTATTTCCGCTTAAACCAAGTTTGGTTACAAACGGAGATAAAATAGCGATGTAATCATTTTCTCTTAATGCCATAATCGTGTTTCTTTAATGACGTGTTCGTTTTTATTATAAAATTGGCGATAGAAAGACGAAACACAAAACTTTCTATTGGACTATTGGCGGTAGCTAGCCGTCTCACGCCCGTTAGCCCTTTTTGGTCATTATGCGAATGCAAATATACGAAAAAACTATTTAGCGACCAAATCGTTTATGATTTTTTAAACATTAATACGTTTTGGTGTACCTTTACAAGTTTGCCCGATTTCATATTACCACCCGCACGCAAGGCCGCACTAGCCAACGATGTTGCCAAAACCGCGTCGTTGTAGAATCCCATGCCCTTGCAACGTTGGAACGCCTTTATAGTGTCCGCTACAAAGCCGTAGTAGTTGCCTTGCTTGTTGCGAACCTCGCCGACAACGATAACGGCCATACCACCCGATTTAAGCAGCTTACATGACTTGCGGATGATGCTTTCCAACGTGAACATGAAATCGTCGTAATCCATATTCGATATGTCGCCTTGCAAGTCGCTATACACCTCTAAGTCGGCATACGGCGGGCACGTGAACACCATATCGAATTGTTTGCCGTTCCAATCCCTATCAAGAACGATATTGGAATCGCCGACGTACCATTGTGGCTGATTGTCAACACCAAGTATCTCTACCGCTTGCTCGCGGTTCGAATCCACTTGCTCTTGACGAATGTCTATACCCGTGTACTTATAGCCTAGATAGTTGGCTACGATGCCGCGTACCGAACCACCCGCGAACGGGTCAAGGATAGAACCGCCATTCGGACAGAACCAACGATACATAAGTTCGCAAAGCACGGGGTCGAATATCGACGTGTCGCTTGGTAACTTGTTACCGCTTAACATGCCGTCCTCGCCTTTCTTGTCTGCCCAGTCTTTCATGTGGTAAGTCACCGCGTCGCGGCCTACCTCCGACTTGATACCCATGTTAATCCACATGCGCTTGCGGGCTTGCCACAATCCATCTTTCGTGTCAAGGATAGAAAAAGGGTTCGCACCGAATTCTTTCTTCAAGTCACCTTTTTCCTCTATAACATTTCCGAATAAATCTAATCTTTGTTCCATATCGTTTTTATTTTGTTATATAATACTCTATTTTTCCATCACACGTTTGCGCCTTGTGTTCCAATAGGCGTTTTTCCGACGGCCTACACCCAAGAACGTAGATGACATTTATGTTAGGCAACAACAACGAAGTGAAATAACGCGTCTTTTCCGTCATATTGTGCGAAATGGCACGCTTTAACACCGCATCACCTTTGTCATACGTGTGCCGCGATATATCGTATATAGTATATGCCACACCAAGTTCCTCGACCACGTACATAACGGTAAGATGTATAATCATGTTTTTGTACCGCATCGCCATTATACAAACACGTGGTTCGTTAGACGTGCATATCGCAAAGAATTCCTTATCGTCATTCTTGTTAATCTTACTTCCCCTTGAAACAAGGTAAGCGTTGAAATCGGCACGTATATCCCTTAGTTCGGACAACGGGATAGTGTTTGTCAATGACACGGCAAAGTCACCCGATGCGTTGAACTCGTTAATGCCGTACTTGCGCTTTTTGTCATTCCTTATGTTCGCGGCCAACGTGTTATGATAGTAGTAGTTATCATATTCTACAAGACGCTGGCATTTGCTAATGTCAAACGGCTTTGAATGTACGTCAAGAAAAGCAAACTTGACAAAATCCTTTTTTCGAAGGATTCTGATAATTTTCTCTACATTTTCGTTGTTAGATAAACGCGAAATAGGCAAATCAAACACGCGAACTTGCTTGGTGGTAAGAATTTGTATCACCTTATATGCAAAGAAAATTTCGTCGCCATCAATCTTTACCACCGCAAACTTGAATTTCTTTTCCCCGACAATGCTATTGAACACGGGTAGGCAATGATAGAATGGTATATTAAACTGACCATCGTACAATTTGCCGTAGAATTCGCTTATAACGTTCCCGTAA